CTCGCGCCGCATCCGGTCTGCTAAGTCGCTCATGCCAGTTCCCTTTCCGGTTCCAGTTCGCCGCGCACCAAAAGCGCTTCAAGCTCCGCCATAATCGGCGGCCAGTAGGTGTCGTATACCGTGTCCGTGCTGTAGCGCTGCGCGAAGGCCAGCGCCGTCTCGCGCATCTCCTGATCATCCCGCGCAGCAGCGGCGCGCTTCAACGCCTCGACAATCGCCAGCCGCGTCGGGCGCATCCGGAACGCGCCCAGCGAGGACCACACCGTCTCGCCGGTGTTCGGGCCGAGCGGGATGCGCCACCCCGCGCCGACCGTCTCGCGCATCGCCGTAAACTCGCAGGTGATCACCGGCGTGCCGCACGCTTGCGCTTCCACGCCGCACAGTTCAAAGCCGCCGCCCATCGACGGGTTAACCAGCACGTCGGCGGCACGGTAGATGTCACGTACCATCTCGGGCGGGACGCTGCCCGTGTCATACGCGGCCTGGTTGGTGGCGCGCAGATTAGCGGGCGAGAGCTGGATGGTTTCTATCAGGCCCTTGACATTCACCCCGCCGTAGTGCGTCGAGAGGCTTGTGTGCAGATACAGCACCGCGTCACTGTGCCCCGACTGTTCCAGGAAGATCGCCCACGACAGCAGAATCTGGTCGAGCGACTTGCGCGATGGGCGGTCGTTATTCGCGCCGACAAACGCCGCGACAAACACGCCCTGCGGCAAGCCCAACCGGTCGCGCGCCGCCGCCCGATCGCCCGGACACCAAAAGCCTGTGTCAATCGCGTGCGGCGCATAGCCTGCTCGAATCCCCTCCGCCGCGAGCATCTGCTGTCCGCCGCGCGTAAGGGCCACCGGCAGAGTCGCATACGCGAGTTGGTTCTTGACCATGATGCTCAGCGGCTCCGTGTCAATCGGAACGATGGGCACCCACGGGCGCGGCATCCGGCGCAGCGCCTCCGGGCTGTATACATGCACATCCTTGAGCGTCACGATAAGGTCGGCCTCATGCTGCGCAGCGTAGTGCGCGATCAACGTATCGCCGAACAGATCGCCGCGACTCGCGCCGCCGACTACCGGCACGCCCTCATGCTCAAACGGCGCGCCGTAGTAGGTGGTGCCAAAGTACAGCACCGGATGCCCGTGGGCGTGCAGCCACCCGGCAAGCTGTCCGCCCTGGATACCGTAAGCGCCGGGTATGTTGGGCGGGTCAGAGACGAAGAGAATCCGCATCTTAGCTCCGAACTACCGCCGCCTGTGCGTCTTCCAGCGCGCGCCAGTCTGTGCCCTCCGCATAGGTGATCACCGCACTATTCGGGCCGGTGCGCTGCACGTTGGCAACGCCCTCTTGCTGCTGAGCAATCTCGACCACGCGAACTATTGCTTCGGGCGTTCCCGACACCGGACGAGTAACGTTCGCTTCTGCGTTCATGTGTGCCCTTCCCTCTGAGGGTCCATCCCCAGCCAATGGGGCGGCAGCGGTAGGGGAACACCGCCATTTGGCCACGTGTGCCTAGCCGCCCCATATCTCACAGTCGGACTATTCGCCCGTGTTGAACGCCACGTCATCCGTGGTCGCGTTCGACACCGGCGCGCTGTACGGCTCGCCCAGGATGGCGATCGCCGAGAACGGGTCGGTTGCAGCGGGCGTGACGCGAACCGTCACAAAGCTGAACCCGTCGCTGAGGTCCGTGTCGCGGACTTCGATCAGCCCTACACGATCCTCATCGGTCCCATTGACGAAGCTGTCCGCCAACCCGCTCAGCGCCTGCGCGCTGTCGCCGGTCGCGTCCGTCGCTTCATAAACCTCGACGGCAATGTCACCGTCCAGGCCGCCCGCAAGCGACACGAACAGACAGCGCCGATAGCCCGTCATATCCACCCACGTGCCATCGACCGCCGCCGCCGCGTAGTCGCCGCCCGGCGTGTGGATCATCCGCACGGCCAGATTCTCATTCAGAGTACGCATGACTTATCTCCTTAGCCTCGACGTCAGCTCGTCCGAACGTCCGTCAGGACTTCGATGCTTTCGGCGTGGCGCAGCACCACATCCAGGCGCAGAATCGCGCGAATCCAGGTCTGGTCGTACTCAAACGCCGTCCCGGCCTCATTCGACGCGACGATTTCCAGCGTCTTGCGCTGGCCGACAACCACATCCTGCCACTGACCGAAGTACATCTGCGTTTCGGTGTTGGCATCCACCGCGATCTGCGTGGTGGTCTGGAACGGGAAGCCCAGTAGCGTGCCGGGCATTGGCCCTGCCGCCGCCTGCTGATACGCGCCCGGCCCGGCGTAGATGAGATTGCCGTTGTCGTCTTCCAACTGGCGCAGCGTGTCTTTCTCGCGCGGGCTGAATACCCACTGCCAGGTCGGCTCTTCCATGACGTTTTCCTGCTCGATGCGGCTGATGGCCGAAGACAGCAGCGCGTAGGTCGGCGCAGCGTTCAGCGGCGTGGTCGTCGCGCCAGCGTTCAGCACGCCGAGCGGCTCGCCTGCCGCGCCCGAACCCGCCAGGATCACGCGGTCCACTTCCAGCGCCGCCACGCGCGCGATGTCCTCACGGATCAGCGCGTCAATCGCGGGGTCGGAGTCAGACAGCAGCTCGTTGCTCAGCTTGACCAGCACGCCGAGTTTCTTGGCGACGAGCAGCTTCTGCCCGAACGTCTCTTCGCTGTCGGTGATCTGCGCGTTCTCCCCGACCCAATACGCGGTCGCGCCGCCCGTCTGTTCCGGGATGGTCAGCGTCGCGCTGTTCATGGGGATGGTGCGGCACAACGGCAGCACCTTCGCGGAGTCGCGGAGCAACTCGATCACCTGATTGGACTGCTCGACCGGCACGAGGTAGCCGCCCGCCGTGTCCGGGTCAATGCCCAGCGCCTTGTACGACGCCTTGATGCGCGGGTGGTAACGTTCAAGCACCGCGTGGTTCTTGTCGGCGACTGCCTTGATCCAGCGTCCCAACGTGAGCGGTTTGTCCGCGCGCCCGATCTGCCCCACGCTCTTCTGCTGCGGGGTGAGCGCCGCGCCCTTCGGCTTGTCGGCGAGCAGGCCCTGCATCAGCCCAGCGAAACGCTTGTCCATCATCTGCTCCAGCTTCTCCTGATCCACCGAGAGCATCATCGGCTCCGGCGGCATCTCGTCAAGCGCCTCTTCGGGCGCTTCTTCTTCCGGCTCCGCGCCTGCCGCGTGATCGGCGACCCAGGCAATCAGATACGCCAGGGTGTCTTCCGCGCTCGCGCCGGACATCCCCGCCAGTTCATCGGCCAGCGGGCGCAGGGCTTCGGAGATCATGTTATCCCCGCCGCCCTCCTGCTTGACGGCCTCGACGGCGGCCAGCACGTCCGACTCGTTTACGTCGGCATACGCTTTGACCAGCGCGCGGACCGTGGTTTCGTTGAGTTTCATCACGGTATCTCCGTTTGTGTGCGATTCGTGCGATACAGGACGGTCGCTCGACACCTGCGCGGCCTCGTCTGCCTGCGCCCCCGGTGCCCCGGAGCCTGCGTCCTGGGACTTCACCAGATGTTTCAGTCGTGCAATGTTCGTATTGCGCGGCTCGGCGGGGGTGGCCGTTGCGCTCCACTCCACAATCGGCCAGGACGATAGCCACCCGTCCGCCTCGCGCTTCACCAAATGCGACACCGCACCGCTTGACCAGTGCAGCACGCCCCGATCAATCAACTCCAACACGGCGTCGACCCATTCGCCGTGCTCGGTAATCTGCGCCTCGACCCACAGCCCTACATCGTCTTGCGTAACCTTGACGACACGCCCCATTTTGAAGCGCGACGGCATGTCATCAGGCACACCGCTGGGCAGAAAGCCGAGCGCATGGTCGAAGAGCACCGGCTGGTCGCGGTAGGTGTCCAGCCAGAACTCGGTGCGAGGCGTGAAGTAGTCGCCCTCGAGGTCCTTGTGCACCTGGTCGCCAAACACCACGCCGTACCCGCCGATGTGGTCGCCGACCCGGCGAACCTGCGTCTTGAGGATGTCGCCCATCACGCGCTCCTTACGACTTCAATTGGAGGGTCAGCGTGCGCGCCGCTTCCTGCACCACGTTCGCCCCCTCACCATTGTGCGACCACAGCTTGATATAGCACGCCGCGAACGCAAACAGGGGCACGACATACGACTTGCTCGCCGCCGGACCGTCAATACTTACGTCGGTCCCATACGCGCCCGATGCGTCCAGCAGCGGGGTAAATGTGCCGTCGGCTGTCGCGCAGACATAGACGCCCAAGTCGGCGGCGGTCCATGCTGCCGGCAAGGTCACGATGGCCGCCGCGTAGTCGCGCATGTCAATCGCATCTGACAGCGCGGCCCCCTGCGCAATCGTCGCGGTCACAACCTCTTCTCGCCTGAGTGTCATTTCATGCACCCCATCGTTTCTCGAACTCCGCGCCGGCGGCCTGCTCAAACGCGGCGCGCACGGCATCTCCGTGTTCCTCGGCAAACGCTTGCAGCGTCTTCCAGTTGCCCTTGTGATACTGCGCCTGGTCGGCGCGGTCGATCACGTACTTGGCATACAGCCGGTTCGTGCCATAACTCACGGTGACCTCGGTCGGCGTCGCCTTGACCGCGTAGGTCAGCGAGCGTACCAGCGTATTGGTGCGCCGGTAGCCGCCGCTGATCACCAGCACGCGCCGCCCTTCCACGCGCTTGTAGACCGCCTTCCAGCCGGGCAACTCGCGGCTCTGCCCGAGCGCCTTGCGGCGCATCGTGCCCCACCACCAGCGCTTCTGTTTGTCGGTCCAATACGGCGCGGCAGCCTGCCGGCGGACCGGCGGCGGGAGGGTCGAGCGCACCACCTGATCAAACTTCGCGCCGGCGGCCTGCCCGCCCTTCTGCATAATCGCCTTTGCATCCGTTCGGACGATCTGCGTCATCAGGCGGCGCACCTGCTGCCAATCGCGCGTGTCGTGCGTAAACTCGGCCATCTCACGCCCCGTCCGGTGCTGCAAAGCAGCGACACCCAACATGCGCCGGGATGTCGTATCGCTGGCCGCCGCGCACCCACGCCTCACGGAGCGGCGCGACCAGGTTGTTCATCGGGCGGCAGATGTCGCAGACAATCGAGTCCTGCGCCGTGCGCCAGCGCTTGCGCGGCACGTCCGCCTGCTCCCAGCGCGTGATCGCGCCCTCGTGGAACGCGCGGGTCGTCTCCGTTTGGGCAATCAGCCGCGCCCGCTCGCGCGACATCGCCCATTCCATCTTGCCGGGCGACCAGCCGGCAGGCACGTCCAGCCCTGCAAGATCCCCCTCGATCGCTTTGGCGAGGTCTTCGAGCGCACCGCCCTTGTCGATCCAGTCCGCAATCTTTTCGCGGAAGATGGCGAGCGTCGTCTCATTGACGCCGCGCACCAGCTCCGCTGCATACGCCCGCGCCCATTCGCGCGCCAGCGTATCGACCAGCTGCCACTCGATCGTGAGCAGGTCCGCCTTCTGCGACTTGCCCGCCGCCAGCAGGTCATTGCCCCGCGCTGCGCCGGCCAGGAACACGCCCACCAACGGGCCGGGCGCGCCGTCGTCGCCGACCAGCGCCGCGACCAACGCCTCCTGCGCCTCGCTCAGCGCGGCTTGCAGCACGTCCTCAGCGTGCGCCCGCCCACCGTCGCGCAGCGCAGCG